AGCTACCTCCTCAGGAAGCGCAGCAGGCGCATCAGCGTAAGCAAAAAACCATCCCGCCAGCTTTCCTCTACTGATTGGCTTCCCCGCCTTCATGGACCGCACAAGCATGGGGTACGGCACCCCCAGAGCCTCTCCCGCCAACGCAGTGCCTTCAAAATCTCTACGAGTACCGTCAGGAAGAATGGCGTACACCGGGCGACGCATCTTGGCTTTGGCTTCTTCAGTGTGCTGGCGCCCCTCCCAATGGCTGTAGTGCCCCGCAGCGGCAGCGGCGGCAATCTTGGCTTTGCCCTCTTCGCTTACTTTGCGGCCTGGGCCTTTAGGGATGCCACGCTGCGTATCACCAATCTTTTTACGTACTTCTTCAGATAACGTTGTTCCATAGCGGTAGTGGTTTTCGCCTGCGCTTTTGCCTTTTCTATTTACTTTAATAAGCTGTTTAGTTTTTTCTGTATGTGGTATGCCGAGTCTTGGTACATGCGCATCAGTGTTTATGTTATAGCAATCAGGCTGACCCACACACTTCATTAAATAGGTGTTCTCTATGTCAAATGCGGTCCTATCATCGGGGACTTCTTCAATGACCTCAAAAACAAACATATCTTCACCATATTTATTCCACGCAGCTTGCAGCTTAGGATTCTTATGCGTCCCGCGCTTAAGGTCGTACTTATGTTGCCACTGCCTACGTACAAACGACTCTGCACTTCCAATGTAGTAGTTGTCGTTTGCCATGTTGGTGATTCGGTAGATGACGGCCATGTTGGGCTACTTAAGTTGGAAAGCTGCGATACTAGCCTACTGAACGTGGGAGGTCAAGCTTTCCGGAGCCTTGTAACGCAAACAAGTAAAAAACAGGGGCCGAAGCCCCTGTTTTTGCTATAAAAACAACGTTTTCAGCTTGCGCCGGGCGATCCGTACGCTCCTAAAGGATCGCTGACCCCGAAGCTGTAACGCTCACGCGCCTTATAGCGAGCATTACCGGTATCAAAATCTGCGTCCATAGACGTAGACATCGGCGTACGGACAAAGTGCTTCAGACCGTTCGGAACGTCCGTGGTCAGGAACCACGCATTCGTGTCAGTCAAGAAGTGGTTGACCGTGTAGCCCTCGGGGATAGACCCGTTGGTCTTGATCGCGTTGATGTCGTTGTCAGCGGTCGCCACGCGGAGTTCGGTCTCCAGCAGACGGGTCGCAACGAACATGAGCGCAGGAGGAATGACCAGCTTACGCGGCTTGGCAGCGATCAGCAGACCACGCTCATCCGTCCACCCAGCGATCTGAATAACAGCCGCTTCGAGGGACGTTTCGTTGAGGTCAGCCGCCACGGTGGGCCGGTTGCTGTTGGTGCCGCCCGAGATCAGGGGGTGATCCGTCGCAAACAGCGTCTTACCGTCACCGTAGGTGAAAGCACCATTGAAGCCGTTGTTGAGGATCGAAGCCGCCTTGACCTGCTTCGTGTAGGCCATAGCGCGAGCCAGAGCCTTCGTGTAGCGGGCCGAGAGGCTGTCGTACAGATTATCTTCCATCGCCTCTTCGGTGATGGAGAAGCCCATAGCGATGGTCTCGTGGTTGTAACGAGCGGTCCAAGCTTCCTGCGCATTGTCGTACGCGATGGCTTGGCCTTCGTTCTTCACCGGAGCGGCAGAGAAACCAGCAAGCTTGGTTTCCTCTTCAAATGAACGCTCGGAAGTCTCGGTTTCGTAGATTTCCTTGTGCTCTTCGCCGTAACGCTTGTACTCCATGCCAAACAGCGCGTTAAGCCCGGGCAGGAGTTCCTTCAGTAGTTGGGCACGAGAGATTGCCATTTTAAGTTACTCCTTATTAGGCGGTCGCGCTGCTGTAATAGCCGTGCGTCAGCAGGTTGATCTTAACCAGAATTTCCGGATAGATCGTGAAGACGACAGTCGAGGCCGACGGGATCGCAGTAACGCTACCCGGAACCGCGATGGCTGCATTAAGCGTCACCGAAGTGCCGCCAGCAGAGACTTGCGAAGCCACAAACGAACCCGTCTGGATCAACTGGCCGTTGGCAGCGACATAAGCCACGCTAGTGCCAACCGGCAGGATGCGCGGAGCGCCCGAGCCAGTAAGCGTAAGCGTCGTGCTAGACGAGCTACCCGTCGCGGTCACATTGATCGCGGTTTCTTCAACCAGACCAACGCAGCGAAGCGGCAGGATCGTTGTAACAGGCGTCGCAGTGGGTGCCAGAACAGCGTTCTTGCTGTTGCCGGTAGCGGTAGAGCCCGTGTTGTCAATAGCCGACAGGTTAGTGCCGACCATCGCGTACGCGCCCGAAGCCATCACGGTGGTAGCGGAGCAAACCGCAGCCTTGAAGACAGTATCAGGATCGTCCACAACATACGCAATCGCGTCGCCAGCCAGCGTGGAAGCGGGCCAGTACTGCGAGAAGCGCTTCTGCTTCGTGACCGGATCAGTGTACGAGCAACCAACAAAAACGCCGGTAACAGCGTTGACATCGGTAGTCGCACCAATCGCAGCACGAGTAACAGAACCACGGGACACCTTAACGAAGTCACCGTAGAAGATGTCCGTCGCGTAGGCGTACTGGATGGGAAGTTCACGGGTAGAACCCGCAAACGGTTGACCGCCGATCAGATTGATCGGACGTAGGCCGTACGGCCCGTCAACATCAGGATAGGACATATAAAACTCCTATAGATTAAGAACCGCGTCCAAACGTAACCTTCGATTTCCTGTCCGAGAACAAGGGCATACGAGGGTCGTTTTCGCGCATGAAATTGTTGTCAACTGAGTGCATCTGATTGTCAGCTTGGCGCTGGTAATAATCGTTACGCTGCTCAACCATCTCAGTCGGGGTCTTGCACAGAATGAGACCGCCGATCTCAATACTATCAGGATACCTAGCCGTTTGACCAGTACCCATAAGCTGAATCTCGGGGTGCTCAGAAGCTTTCACGGGTTCCCAGCCCTCACGAAGCTTTGAGGATACATTCATTGGGTCATTAGCGCCCAACGTGCTGACTCGAATCCAACGGAAAGCATATCCAGGCTCCGGATCGGGGCTAGGCAGCTTTTCGGGCGGCAACCATTGCTTGGGGCGCTCGGCCTTAGCACGAGTCTCAAGCTCACGGGGTGCGCGGGGATCAGGCATTTTGTTTCCTCATTTCTGCAGCAACTTGACGAGCGTATTCTTGCAACGGCACGCCAAGCTTTTTAGCAAGGGACACTTGTGTAGGCGTCAATACAATTTTCTTTGCTGACGTTGCCCTGCTACTAGGCGCTACAACTGTAGCGGGTTTTTTGCCTTTTTCGGCTTTGTCAGAAACGTCGTCTGACTTAAATCTATCTGGGAAGCTCCGCTTTAACCTAGAGTCAATAGCTTCGTAATATTCATCCGATTGCGTATTGTACCCGGCCTTGACAAGTTCGTTGTGCACCCCAATCGCATAACCTGTCATCGCGTCATCTTGCCCAAACCACGAGTTCTTGCGTTTCCAGGCCAATGCCTTTTCGTCTACCTGAGGAACTGGTGGTCGCGTGGGTTGTGGAGCAACATTAACAGGTTGCGGAGCCTTTTGCAAGGGGGTGGGCTTAAAAGCTTTTACCCGCTCCTGAATAAGCTGTGCTCGGTTAAGCGCTGCCTGCGCTTCCACGAAGGCTTCGGTATCACCAGCTTCGTGTGCGGTCTTCAGCGCTGCCTTAGCTTTTTCAACTTCCACCTCAGCAAGACGCTGGGCTTGAGAGATGTAGTTGGTCTCGCCATGAGTCAGTCGCTCTTTGAGCTTCTTGTTTTCTTCAATAGCGGCTTGAGCGAAGCGAATAGCTTCTTCTTTTTCCCGTTGTGCAGCTTCACGTGCCCGGCGTTCATCATGGCGAGCATGGGTAAGCTCTTTGATGCGGGATTGAACCTTATCACTGTAGTCCTGTAGCTCATCTTCGGTAGGATCAGCTACCGGTTTTTCTAAAGGCTTGCGCCCTCGGTCTTTCTCTGGCGTATCGTCAACGATCTCGACTTCTACGTCAGACTCGCCTTCTACAGTAAATTCAACCTTTTCAGGCTCTTTCTTGTCATCTTTTAATGACTCGATCTGAACTTCGTCAGGAAACTTGTATTCTTCCTTTTCTACTTCAGCCATTGTTAACCCCTCTGAATGCCACGCGGATCTTGTACGACAGCTTCAACGCTATCATCGTTAATAATACGGAACTCACGCCCATGAATTTTGATGCGAGTACCAGTATTAGGACGAACTAATACAAAATCACCTACCTTACATGAAGGCCCACTGGGGAACCTAACTTTGTCAGAATACGCATCTGGACCCATCTTCATAACAAATAAGACGGGAGATAGCACTTCTTCAAAGTGCATAGTTTGCCCAGCTTTTGCAAGGCCACTATCGTACTTATCCTCGATTTCAGGAAGTACACAAAGAAGGTGGTAGGTGGCAGGTTCAGGAAGCTGCCTAGCTTTTTCCTCTGCGGTTTCAGGCAGCGTAGTAGGGATTGCATCCTCACTAGCTGAAATAAGTAGCTCAGTCATCGTCATCGTGCTCCATAGCAGACTGTAAATCTAACAAGTCACGCTCTGCGAGTTCCAGTCCGTGAATAACACCGCAGAGATTTCGATATTCACCGAAGTCTTTACAAGCACCGGAGGCAAGTGCTTCAATAATTTCAGATCGCCGCTCACGCAATTTGGCAACAATAACCTTCAAAGCGGTAGTGTCATTTGAGTTCATTGCGGACGCGGCTTGTTAACAGGTTGAGGACGAGGCTTAGTGACATTCTTGATCAAGTCTGCACGAATGCGCTTGTCGTTTTGTCGCTCCTGAGAGCTAAGGCGTGCGGATTCTTTCTGCGTCTCCACAGCAAGACGTTGTTTTTCAATCTCCAAACGGGCTTGCGCAACAGCGAAGTCACGTTGACTATCCATCTCCTTGCGCTGAAGTTCTTGCTGCTTCAGTTGGAGTTCCATCTGCTGCATCAGCAATTCGGGGTTCTGCATTTGCTGTTGCTGTTGTTGCTGGGCCGCAACAGCTTGGTTCTGCACCAGGGTACGTTGCGCAGCTTGAGCGATTAGCGGAGCAATACGCTTTTCGTCGTCGGTACTGATCGGGACGTTATCTTCCTCGTCCATCGGCGGCAGCGGAACACCAAGCTGCATCTCGATCTGTGCCCGATACGAGAAGGCGGTATGTTCAGCAATATGTGCCATCAACGCAGCAGACATCTGCTGCGCCATCGGGTTTTGCCCAAGCGCGCCCATGATCTTGGGGTCTTGCATAAACGCTTGGTGCGTCTGAATATGGGCCTCATGGTCTTGGTATGCGAACGCCTTAACAGGCTGCATACGTAAGATTGCCATGTTTTCAGTCACAGGATCTTGTGGCTTCTTATCCTCAGGAAGCTCAATGATCTTATCGGCGTTCTTAATCCCAAGCACATCCAACATCTGCCGGTGCAGACGAGGCATGTTGTAAATCTGCGGGGCTTGTTGCGAAAGCTGTAGTGCCGCTTGGTACTGCACCACGCGCTGCGACATCGTTGCCGCGTTCGGATCACTGACGGGGATAATCTCCGTGTATTCGTAATCCGTCTTTTTCGCACGTGGGCCATCCGGAGCATCTGCCTCGTAGCTATACGAGTCGTCCGTGTAGTCGCGGATGATGGCACCCAGGAGTTTAAGCTCCTGTTTCATGCTGTAGTGCATCCGCGCCTGGACCGCAGACATCACCTTTAGCTGCCGCTCAAGCAACGCCAGTGTGGTACCCACAGGCGCCTGGGCAGACATATCGGACACCTTCATGTCCGCTGTAGCCGCAAACCGCCGTGTTTCCTCAACAATCTGATTGAGCAAGGCAAGCAGCGTCTGTGACGGCTCCTTGTACGGCAGCGGCATGATGTTGTCGCGCACCGCACCGCTGGGTACATCTACGTCACGGAACTCACCAGGGGCGATGGGCGTG